TCCCTATCCCGGATGGCCGAATACCTATGCGTGTCAGAACGCACCTTACGCCGCTATGAAGACGGTACGCGAAATCCTGGTGCGCCTGTGGTTAAGCTTTATGGGTTGTTGGAAGCTTTGAAAGAGCGGGAGCCAAGATCGGTAATTAATGTTCGGGATGCCCATTACACGGATGGGTGGAATGATTGTGTTAAGAATATTTCTTTTTGGAGCTTAAAAGGTTACGATTAAATCGCTAGGTTTCATTAAGTTATTCTGAAAACTACAGGGGAAAACAAAATGGCCGTGAAGGGCAAGACAAATAATCCAAATGGGCGGCCACAGGGCACGCCTAATAAGTCTACATCACAGGCGCGTGAAGCTATAGCCAAATTTGTAGACGGCAACGTAGGCCGTTTTAATGGCTGGCTAGAGCAGATTGCCGCCGATGATCCGGCAAAGGCCATGGATCTTATGATTAAAGTTATGGAATATCACTTGCCTAAACTAAACCGGACTGATGTGCAGCAATTAGATAAAAACGGAAACCCTGCTGATTTACCCAGTAAGATTGTTGTTGAGCATGTGAGGGCTAAGGAGTGACCTGGCTTGATCAGTTGTTAAAATGGCGCGCAGTCCATGAGCAATGGGTTTCAGAATGGTCTTTTCTGCAAAAAGAATCAGAGAAATCAAGGGATTTTCAGATGGCAAAATACTATTCTGAACTTAAGAGGGAGTCTCTGCGCGCCGCTAAATCCAACGAAAAGCGTATAAGTTTTGAGAGAGGATATTGATAATGCCGCTAGTAAAAGGTTCAAGCAAAAAAGCAATATCCGAGAACATCCGCCGCGAGAAAGAAGCCGGTAAGCCGCAAGAACAAGCGGTTGCAATTGCGTTGAGTGTGGCTAAAAAGCTGGATGATGGTGATAAGGGCCGGAAGAAATGACAGAAAATGATTTGGACATTAGCCTAGATATATTGGGGGCAAAGCTTACCCAAGACCTTTTTGATTTTAAAACCCAAGGAATAATTGGCGAATCCAGACTGACCTTATTCAGGGAGCGGATTGCAGAATATTCCAGACTTCAAAAGAAAAAAACCAAAGAGTGGCAAGAAAAGCGCGGATATTCCTTATAATTTAACTCTCCCAGGGGCAGAAAATAGCTACAATAAATATACAAATCCCTGAAAAGATAGGCAGAATATTCGCCCCAAAGGGTGTCCGATATCGTGTAGCCCACGGCGGGCGGGGATCGGCAAAATCAATCAGCTTTGCCAGAATGATCCTGCTGGAAGCCCTGAAAGAACCCGGAAAATACCTATGCTGCCGGGAATTACAGAAATCAATCAAAACATCCGTACATAGCCTACTTTCCGCGGAGATTGCAGCTATGGGGCTTTCCGACCTATTTGACGTAGGAAAGGAATATCTGCGCACCGCCGATGGGTCTTCGGAATTTCTGTTCTTTGGCCTTCGCTCAAATGCTGAGGAAATAAAATCGACCCATGGGGTACGGATTTGCTGGGTTGAAGAGGCCCAAGCTGTCAGTCAATTCTCATGGGATATGCTGATTCCAACCATCCGTGAGAATGGGTCTGAGATTTGGGCGACATTCAACCCGCAGGATGAACTTGATCCAATTTATATTATGTCCATCACAAAGCCACGCGCAAATATGGTGGTGGCTGAGATCAATTACGAGGATAATCCTTGGTTCCCGAGCGTTCTCGAGGAGGAGCGCCTGGAGTGCCTTAAAAACAGCCCAGATAAATATGATTGGATTTGGCGGGGTAAATTATACGTAAACGTAAATTCCAGCGTTTACGGCAAATGGATTGAAAAGGCCAGAAAAGAAGGGAGAATCCTTAATGGGATTTATGATCCATCCTTGCCAGTATTTACCGCATGGGATCTTGGTTATTCAGACGATACCGCCATATGGTGGTTTCAAGTGGCGGGCAATGAAGTTCGCCTGATTGATTACTATGCCAACCATCGCCAGGATATGCGCCATTACGCCGAGCAAATCTATGGCCGGGAAATCGTCAATGTCGTATATGGTGAGAATGGTAAGGTAATATCATATAGCCTTGGCGCCATAATCTGTGAACGCCGAACCAATTATAAATACGGAAATACATACGTTCCACATGATGCTGCGAACAAATTGTTACAGGCTGGTGGGCGGTCAGTTGTTGATCAGTTGTTTGAGTTTGGGATTAAAGCTTATTCCATCCCCGCGACAAGCCAGCAAAACCAGATCAGCGGTGCGCGGGCGACAATTGATCTTGCCTGGTTCGATGAGGAAAACTGTTCAGAAGGTATTAGATGCCTGAAAAAATACGAATTTGCCGAAAAAGACGATGGTACTTATTCTCACGCGCCAAAACACGACGGATATTCGCATGGGGCAGATGCCTTTGAGGTTATTGCGCAAGTTTGGAAATCTGCTAAGATGGACGCGCCACCACAAAGGCCAAGGTTCTTGAATGAAATGACTATTGAAGAATTGTTTAATGACCGGCAAACGAAATCAGGGGTTAGCAGGCTTTGACAAACCAATCTGACAGACAGGCCAGTGTTAGGGCGATTACAGGTACAGAGTTGACCTATGAGGGTGACTGGCATTCCCTTTTTGACTCTATCGGCCTTGATGGTGGCACGTTCAATGGACGGCTGCTAGAATATCTTAATAAAAAACTTGGTGTAACGTACACAAATCTTCCTAGCGCAATGGCTGCTTTTGCTATTGATCAGGGTGTTTCCTGCTGGGATGAGTTGGGAACCTTTGACGCAACGGCATAAAATGGCAAAAAAAGAAAATACGGTAACGGTCGCGCAAGCATTCTGGGTAGGTGAGATTGAAACCTATGAGCAACAGTTTGGCCCATGGGAAGAGCGGTCAAAGAAGATCGTTAAGCGCTATATGGACGATCGGGACGATGCTAATAAAACAGCAGCCCGATTCAATGTTTTGTGGTCAAACATCCAGACATTGCAGCCTGCAATTTATGCCAATCCGCCTACTCCAAATATTGATCGCCGTTTCGACAATGATGATGATTTGGGCCGTTATGCCGCTTTGGTATTGGAAAGATCTGTTTCTTACTATGTGAAAAATGACCTATTCGACAAGGTCATGAAACAGGCAACGCTTGACCGCTTGCTTCCGGGCCGTGGTGTGGCGTGGGTTCGTTATTGCCCTGTATTCGATGAGAAATTACAGGTTACAGATGATGCTTATGGCAAGGATTATGAAGGCGAAGCGCCTGACCTGCTGACAGAGGACACAGTCCCGGACTATGTTCATTGGCAGGATTTCGGCCATACATGGGCCCGTACATGGCAAGAGGTTCGTGGGGTATGGAGGCGGGTATTCATGACCCGCGCTGACCTTGTTCGTCGCTTCGGTGAGATTGGTAATTCCGTTCCTCTGGATGCCGAGATTAAAGGCAAAAACAACGAAAGCGTAAGTTCAGGCAAAAAAGCTGTAATTTATGAGATTTGGGACAAGGCCGAGAAAAAGGCAATTTGGCTGCATAAATCCATGGATGACATCCTGGAAGAGCGCGACGATCCTTTGGGCCTAAAGGACTTTTTCCCATGCCCGGAGCCGATTTATTCGACGCTTTCAAACAACAGTCTGATTCCAACACCTGATTACGTTCAATATCAAGATCAGGCTTGTGAATTGGATTTTCTCACTGCACGGATTACCTCTATCATCAAAGCCGTCAAGGTCGCTGGTGTTTATAACGCTGCAGCACAAGGCATTGATCGGTTGCTGTCAGAGGGTGTTGAGAATACACTAATTCCCGTAGAACAATGGGCCGTTATGGGTGAGCGCGGGCTGGCTGGGGCGATTAGCTTCCTGCCTCTTGGCGAGATCATGCAGACGCTGACCGGCCTTTATGCTTCTCGTGAACAGGTTAAGAATGACCTTTACGAAATCACCGGTATTTCCGATATCGTCCGCGGTCAGACCAGCGCAAGCGAAACAGCAACGGCACAGCAGATCAAGGGTCAATTCGCTACCCTGCGTTTGGATAATAACCAAAAAGATGTGGCGCGATTCTCCAAAGACATCGTCGTTATTATGACAGAGATCATCGCCAAACACTTCTCTCTGGAAACCATTAAGCAAGTTTCCGGCGTTAAATTGCTGACTGCGCAAGAAAAACAACAGATTGAAGCGCAGCAACAGCAGGTCATGACGCAATATGAAGCTATGGCTCAGCAGGCACAGCAGGCGGGTCAAAAGCCTCCACCGCCTCCTCAGTTGCCGGAAGAAACCCAAGAGTTAATGGATCTCCCAACGTGGGAAGATGTTGAAGCTTTAATCCGCGACGACACAGCGCGGAATTTCCGCATTGATATTGAAACAGATTCCACGATTAAAACGGACCAAGAGAACGAGAAAAACGCCCGTATGGAATTCCTTGGGGCAGTTTCAGGATTCTTGGCTCAGGCCGTTAATGTCCCACCGGAATTGCGTAATCTGTCTATGGAATTACTAATGTTCGGTGTGCGTGGGTTCAAGGTTTCCCGTGAATTGGAAACTGTTTTTGAAGCCACAATGCGTAAAATCCGCAAGGATGAGGCAAATCCACAAGAACAACCGCCAAGTCCAGAGCAAATGAAGGCCCAAGCGGAAATGCAGCGCACACAGGCTGAAATGCAAATGGCCCAGATGCAACAAAAATCAGACATGGAAATGCTGCAGGCCAAGACACAGGCTGACCAATTAAAAGCCCAGTCTGATATTCAATTGAAGCAGATGGACGCTCAATTAAAAGGCATGGACGTAAGAATTAAGGAAATTGAATTGGCTGCAAAGCAATTCGAACTGGTTAACAAAGAGGTTGGTGCAAATGACCAGGCATAAATATTTAGTTGATCTTGGCCTAACCGAGGATGAAGCAACGCTTTTGACAACCCCTCTGGCTGACATGGACAGTGAATTAAGATCATTGGCCTTCCAGGTTGATGAAAAGCGCATCGGTCTTATCCGTGAGCGTAACGAAAAGTTCGTGCCAAAACCAGTTGAGCATGGGTCTTATCACATTATCTCAGACCATCTTGGCGAGGGTTTAAAGGGGGTTTTAAATCCTGCCGATGGTAAGACATACAACAGCAAATCAGCCTATTATGCCGCGATTAAGAGCAAGGGCTTAGAAATCATGGGAAATGACGCACCAACACAACGCGCCACACCCAAGACGGAATCTATCAACTGGGAAAAAGCAGTCGCTGAAACCCTAAAAAACTCCCCCTGAAAGGACTAAACATGACAGTAGACAAGACAATCGAAGACGATCTGAAAGAAGCCATGGCAGCGGCATTGGATGATTCAGCGCAAGAGGACAACGTGCCGGATGATACTGCCGTTGAAGAGCCTGTAGTTAAGGCTGATCTTCCGCCGCCCGACAAGGCAATAGATGCCGTTATCGAGGACAAAGTAACAGAAGCCAAGGTTGATGCCCCGATTTCACTATCAGGCGCAATCAAGGCTAAATGGCATGAACTTCCTGCTGACGTTCAGGCTGAATGGAAAAAGCGCGAAGATGACATTCATCGTATGATGACGGCCAAAGAAGGTGAATTAAACCTTGGCCGCTCTATTAAGGAAATTGCCACACCTTATGAAGCTGTCATCCGATCAGAAGGCGGAACAGTTGAGGGCGCGTTCAAAGACCTGCTCAATACGGCGTATGTATTGCGTACCGGCAGCCCACAACAAAAGGCACAATTGATTCTTCAAACTGCACAACAGTTTGGTGTTGATCTGCGCCATCATTTCTCTGGCCAACGCCAAGCCGACCCGCTGGCAACAATGCAACAGGAGATTCAACACCTCCGACAGCAAGCAGACCCGGAGAGAATTAAAAGCCAGTTGCAAGACGAAATGGACCGTGTTAGGATCAACGGTGAGATTCAAGCTTTTGCAGCGAATCCAACAAACGTCCATTTTAATGCTGTCAAATCCACAATGGGATCATTGATCAGCTCAGGACGGGCGAAGGATCTGCAAGAAGCCTACGAAATGGCTATCTGGAGTGACCCATCCATCCGCTCTGATTTGCTGAAAGCGCAATCTGCGCAAGAGGCGGAAAAGAAAAAAGCGGAAATGGCCACGAAGAAAAACGCCGCCGCGTCTGTTGTTGGAAGCCCAGGTATGGCTTCACCGAACGCAAATGCACCCCAAAAATCAATCGAAGACGATATCCGCGAACAAATGCGGGCATCTTCTGGCAAAATTTAATCAGGGGTCATGGTGACTCCTGATGGAAAACATTAGGAGTCACACAAATGGCATCACCGAATCTCTCGGAAATCGTCACGACTACCTTGCGCAATCGCACCGGTAAACTCGCTGACAACATGCTGGACAACAACGCTTTGCTGCTGCGTCTGAAAAAACGCGGTAAAGTAATGCCTGTTTCCGGTGGTCGTACAATCGTCCAAGAACTGGAATACGCTGATAACCAAACATACAAGCGTTATTCCGGGTATGAAACACTGAACATCAGCCCGTCTGATGTTTTCACTGCTGCTGAGTTTGATTACAAACAGGCTGCTGTGGCTGTTTCTATCTCTGGTTTGGAGCAATTGCAGAACAGTGGCGAAGAAGCCATTATCAACCTGTTGGCATCCCGTATTCGCAACGCTGAAAAGTCTATGATGAACGGTATCGCAGCCGACATCTATTCCAACGGTACAGCGGATGGCGGTAAACAAATCGGCGGTCTTCAGCTGCTGGTTTCCAAAACACCAGGTTCTGGTACAGTTGGTGGCATTGATCGTGCGACATGGGCGTTCTGGCAGAACAAAGCTACCGTTTCCGGTACGGCCGCGTCTGCTGCGAACATCCAAGACCGTATGAACGCAATGGCCCTGTCATTGGTTCGTGGCACTGATCGCACTGACCTGATCGTTGCAGATGGTAATTACTACAATTACTACCTGTCGAGCTTGCAAGCGATTCAGCGTATCACTGATCCAGAAATGGCTGCGGCTGGCTTTACTTCATTGAAGTATTTCGGTCACGGCGGTTCTGCTGATGTGGTTCTGGACGGTGGTCAAGGTGGTAACTGCCCTGTTAACACCATGTACTTCCTGAATACGGATTACATCCATTTCCGTCCACATGCCAACCGCAACATGGTCCCAATTGGCGATGATCGCTATGCGGTAAACCAAGACGCTATGGTTAAACTGATTGGCTTCGCAGGGAACATGACGCTTTCGAACGCGTCCCTGCAAGGCGTTCTGTCACAATCGTAAGGAGATAAATAATGGCTTATGCAGTAACTGGCCTTATTGGGGCTGATCTGAACGGCGTTATTAAGGCGACTGACCTTACTAATGGCGACAAGAAAAAAGCACTTGATAATGCTTTGGGACAACAGGCTTGGGGCAACGATGGCCGTCTTTATGTGTTTATCAAGGTTGGTTCGGGTGGCATTGCTGCTTCTCAAACCGATATCACGGTAAACGCAACAACATTCTTGGCAACTGATGGTTCCGGTGCTTATTCTGGCCCAGCCGTTGCTACGGTTGAAAACGACTATTTCTGGGCTTCTAAGGCCAGCGTTTAAACAATTTGGAGGGGCGGGAAACTGCCCTTCCTTAATTCTTAGGAGATAACATGGCTAACGCACGAAATCTAATCGGATTGGGTATGCCAGCCGCTTTAGCGAATGAGGTTGCAACACAGCTTGAAAATGCTGTGGGGACAACCACTGGTCTGGGCGGTACATTTGTAATGAACGGGGTTACTCCTGTTACGGTTACAAATGCTAATATTGCTGTTGGAGATCAGGTGATTTTCACTTTGCAAACCGTTGGCGGCACTGTTGGGGCTTACCCTAGCATTAAAACACTGACAGCAGCGACTGGCTTTACTGTTGCCGGAACAGCGTCTGACACCTCTACTTATGCCTATCGAATCCTAAAGGCATAGAACTAATGGCCTCTGGCCACCCTTCGGGGGAAGGGGGAAAGGGCGATCTAAAACATTGCCCTTTCCTTTCCCCCACCTTAGAATTACCTAAACCCCCGAATTAGGAGAATATAATGTTTGAAACACCACAAATCATCCAATCTGGAAATAGTTTTCGCGTTCAGCATGGAACGGATGCCGGCCTTTACGTTGAGTTTCATTTTGAGCCAGTTAAAGATGAAGAGGCGAGTATTGAGGCTGGCCGACCGATCTTCGTTGATCGTGAATATATCAAAATCATCCCTGTTGGCGATAAAATGACAGTAATTTGTGAGCCTGTGACCGATGAGTATCGCGCCCGCTGGCCGCAGAAATATGCCGCATTTAAACTACAGCAACACCAGCCGCAAGAGGGAACGCCTCTTGACCAATGGGCACCGTTGACGAAATCACAGGTTCTCACATTCAAGGGCGCAAATGTCCACACGGTTGAGCAACTTGCTAATGTTTCCGATGGTAATCTGGCCAACCTTGGTATGGGTGCGCGTGATATTCGTGAAAAGGCCATTGCGTATCTTAAGGGTGCAGAAGGGTCCGCAGGAGTTCTTGCAATGCAACAACAATTGAATGATGCAATGCGCCAAATTGAAGCCCTGAAAAACCAGCTTTCAGGATTCGAAAGTGAAGGCGTTGTAAGTGAGCCTAAAAAACGTGGTCCAAAGCCTAAGGTCAAAGAGGTAGATAATGGCGAGAACGCTGCTTAATATGGTTCAACAGGCTTGCGGGGAAATTGGCATCCCGCAGCCTTTCTCCCTTTTCGGGAATTTGAACGATACAGAACAACAGCTCATTACCTTGGCCAATCGTGAGGCCAAGGAATTCTCATCTGTCGCTAATAAAAACGGCGGCTGGCAGGACCTCCATAAAGAATACACCTTTGACACGAATTTTCTTAATACAACCGGGGACGTTGTTTCTGGTAGTAGGGTTGTAACGAATCTGTCCTCAACTGCAGGATTGGTTGTCGATACATGGGGGATGGCTTCTGCACCGTTCCAGTCTGGAACACGGATTGTTTCAATTGACAGCCCAACACAGGTTACTTTGAGTAATCCGGCAATTGAGGATGGTACAGGTATTCCGTTGATCTTCGGGCAGATTGCCTATGATCTTCCATCTGATTTCGAGTACTTTGTAGAAAAAACATTCTGGGACAACAGATTTAAGTGGGCTTTGATCGGACCAATTACAGCGCAAGAAAAGCAAATCCTGCGTTACGGTGTTGTGGCCTCTGGGCCACGGAATAAATTCTATATCCGGGTCAATAAAATGTGGCTCGATCCTGTCCCATCCGAGCAGTTTATGATTGCTTATGATTATTATTCCAACGCTCCTGTTGCTGTGAGTTCTGGCGGATTTAGCAAGGTCTGGACAAGCGATAACGACACCTATCTCCTGGATGAAGATTGCTTTATCCAAGGGATTAAATGGCGTTTCCTCCGCGCAAAGGGTCTTGATTATGGTCAAGAGGAGCTTTCGTATCAAGAGGATGTTCAAAGAACAATCGGGCGTGATGGCGGTAGTCGCGATCTTCCTCTTGGCGGTCCAGGATATACATTGCAGTTTTTGAATGGTGGAAATATCCCCGATACGGGCTTTGGTAACCAATAATGATCTCATCCCCTCGTGTGCAGAAAAAACGGGTATCTAGCCAGACTTCGGTACCGGCTCCAACTGGTGGTCTGAACGCCAAAGACCCTCTTGCTGACATGAAAATTGATGAAGCGGTTATCATGGATAACTACTTCCCTATGCCGTCTAGCGTTCGCACACGGGGAGGGAGCGTAAACCATGCCACTGGTATTTCTGGGACGGTTGAAACTATCGCTGTTTATAACGATGGCATTCAGAAAAACATGTTCGCCATTGCTAGTGGAAATATTTATGACGCGACCACATCTGGCGCCGTTGGCTCTCCTTCTGTATCTGGATTAACAAATTCACGGTTTCAATATATAAACTTCGGCACGGCCGGCGGATATACATTGATGCTGGTAAATGGCCAAGACAAGATGCAGCTATTCGATGGCTCTGCATGGCGAGAAGATGGCGACACAACATCGGTAACCGGGTTTGATACCGCTGATGCAGCGCATATAAATAACTTCAAAAACCGTGTTTGGTTTATTGAAAAAGAATCAATGAATGCATGGTATCTACCAGTTTCAAGCTTGGGCGGTGCAGCAAACAATATTGATTTATCTGGCATTTTTAAAATGGGCGGTTTCCTCATGGCCATGGGGAACTGGACCATTGATAACGCTGCTGGCGTTGATGACTATGCCTGTTTTATCACTTCCGAAGGTGAGGTTGCGCTTTACCGCGGCACTGACCCATCCAGCGCAGCAACATGGGCGCTTGTCGGGACATTCCGCATGGGCCGCCCTTTGGGACGCCGGTGCATGTGCAAGGCCGGGGCAGATGTTCTTGTCATCACCACGGATGGCGCTTTCCCAATGTCTAAAGCACTGTTAACGGACAGATCACAGACAAACCTTGCTGCAACAGATAAGATTTCAACGCTTATCAATGCGGACACAAGGGCTTATTTCAATAATTTCGGATGGCAACCTATTATCTATCCGGAAGGAAATAAGCTGATTATCAACGTTCCTCAAATCGAGGACACAGTATCAATTCAATACGTCATGAACACACAACATGGCGCATGGTGCAGATTCACATCCTGGAATGCCTCTTGCTTTGAGGTTATGGACAATAATCTTTATTACGGGACAAATGGTCTAGTCGTTCAATGTGACGTTGGCACAGCGGATAATGATTCCGAGGTAACAGGATATGTTCAGCAAGCGTTTAATTTCTACGGCGCCAAGGGCATGCAGAAGATATTCAAACTTGCGCGACCCATTTTTCAGTCGGAATCCTTTGTTTTTCCAACGGTTAGGATCAATGTTGATTTCGACCTAACGCGCCGTTCACCGCTTCAAAGTCAGGTTCTTGGTGCTGGAGCCGAATGGGACATTGCCGAGTGGGATATAGCCGAGTGGGTCGTGGGTGATGTTATTTCCAGAGATTGGCAATCAATTACTGGAATTGGAATCGCCGGCGGCTTAAATATTTCTACAAATCTAAAAGGCGTCGCTTGCCATTGGATTTCGACAGATGTGATTTATGAGGTTGGCGGCAGTCTGTGATTTTATACAATGCAGATAATGATGTTTCAGACTGGGTAGCTCAGAATCTTTTCGGAACTGATAGAAAATATTTTTGTGAAAATCCGTATTCTATCGGTTTGGTTAAAGATGGAATTTTGATTTGCGGAGTTGTCTATAATAATTATAGGGAAACTCCAGATAATAAACCGATAAGCATAGAAATGTCTATTTTCTCCATTGACAAATCTTGGGCTAATCGGCAATATTTACGAGCGATATTTGCTTATCCCTTCATCCAGCTCGGTCTGGAAAGAGTGCAAATAACTACTTCCGTAGTTAATGAAGGGATAAATTCAGTTGTTCCACGAATTGGTTTTAAAAAAGAAGGACTACACCGCAAAGCACACTTTGACGGTGGCGACTGCTATTCATGGTCCATTCTCAAAGATGAATGTAGGTGGCTATGAGTAAGGGCGGCGGAAAAGCACCGGCAGCACCGGATCCAGCAGCAACTGCTGCGGCACAAGGGCAGATGAGCAAAGACGTTGCTCTCTGGAATAGTGGCTTAAACAACGTAAACCAAGTTACCCCATTTGGTAATCTGACTTGGACGCTTGGCACTAATACAAATTCTGCTGGCGCACCTCAATATGATTATGACGCGTTTAATGCGGCTTTGAGCGCATATAACGCTGGTAATCAATCAGGGAATGGCGAAGCTTGGTACGTCGATAAATACGGCAGAATGACGCGAAGCTACGCCAATGATTATGGACTTCCAAATACTCCATTTACAGTCGGGGGGGGGGGCCAATCTGGCGCGGCACCGAAATTGACGGACTACCAAATTGGCGGCGCGACTTCTGATATGTCTGGTTTGCCGCAGTGGACTTCCACGGTCAATTTGTCGCCTGAATCCCAAGCTATTTTTGACAGCTATATGCGCCAACAGCAGCAGCTTGGCGGATTGTCTGAGAGTGCATTGAATCAGGTTCAAAACGCATATTCCAGCCCATATAACTATGACTCTCTGGCCCCCTTGTACGGTCAGAATGATTTAAATGCGGCCCGTACAGCGACAGAAGAAGCTATTTATTCACGGCTTGATCCTAAGTTCGCTCAGGATGAGGAGGCTATGCGGACCCGACTGATTAACCAAGGGATTGGTCAGGGTTCGCAGGCTTATCAGCGTGAAATGGACGCGTTCAACCAGATGAAGAATGATGCCCGTATGCAGGCCGTTCTTGCTGGTGGTACGGAATCTGATCGTCAATTTGCTCAATCTTTGGCTACTCGTCAGCAGGGCATTGGTGAGATTGACAAGCTTCGCGCACAGCCACTGAATGAATATCTGGCTATGTCTGGTCAGCAGCAATTGGCAATGCCGCAATTCCAACAATATAATTACCAAGGCGCCGGGACGCCCGATTATGCAGGATTGGTAAACCAAAACTACCAAAATCAGATGGGCCAATATAACGCAAACCAGGCATCCAGTAACAATATGATGAGTGGATTATTTGGTCTGGGCGGGCAAGCGGCGGCTGGGTTCTTAGGCTCTCAGGCTGGTTCTGCGGCCTTGGCTGGACTGTTTTCTGATGCTCGTTTGAAAGACAATATTAAGCCTGCAGGATATGAAAACGGCTTCCCGATTTATGAATTTAATTACAAAGCTGTGCCGGATAAAAAATACATCGGCGTAATAGCTCAGGATATTGAAAAGATCATTCCTGAGGCTGTTTTTGAGACCCCAGAAGGGTTTAAAAAGGTCAATTATGAAATGATCGGCGTGAAGATGCGCGAGGTTCATAATGGCTGAGCTATTTATGCCAGAGCAAAACCAGAGAACACCAAAGCGTGAATCGGAGCGCTTAAAAACCCTTGCTGAAAGCCTTATGCAGGGTGGAAAATCCCGTGGCAATGAAATGGTTTCTGGGATTGTTGTAAAGCAATCTCCTTTGGAGCATTTGGCCCGTGGTCTTCAAACTGCTGCCGGTGGGTATTTTGCCGGTCAATCCCAGTTAAAAGCAGAGGAAGATGAAAGAGCGTTGCAGCAGCGTATTGGGGAAGCGTTAGGTCAATGGGGCAATCCGCAAGAGGCTGCGCAAATCCTATCCCAAGACCCTCGCACAGCAGAGATGGCATTTAAGCTTATGCAGGGCGAAACAGACTTTGCTCGTCAAAAAGAGCTTATGCAATTAAGGGCAGCATCCGGGGGCGGTAATTCTCCCGCGGCTGTTCAGATCGCAAATCAAATGTTCGAATTAGAACAGGCGATGAACAATCCAAACATTCCAGAGGATCAAAGATTCCTGGCGGGTCGGCAGTATGACCTTTTGGGTCAAGCTGCAAAAACATACGGCTTTGACCGCGGTCTTGGCTATGGCGGCGGCATGGAAGGTTATTCTAATGTTTTCGGACAGCAGAATATTCCACCTGTTCAAGTCGATTCCATGGGTAACATGCATTCCCCAGAGCGTGGACAGGTTCCTAATGGGCCATTAAATCCAATGCAATATCAGGAAATGCTACAAGGGCAAGACCCAGTTGCTGCACATGCTCAGGCTGTGGCACAACAGCAACAACAAATCGGCGTAAGCCCTATGCAGCGTCCAGATTTGGCCCAACGGCCCAATCCTATGCAGCCCTTTGCCGCACCACAGATTGGTGAAGTTCCCGGATATACAAATCTCATGGCTGCCCGTGCCGGTCAGATTAAACGGGAAGAAGCAAAGCAGGCTGAAGAGGGCAAGCGTCTTGGTGAAGCTGGCGGAACGCTGGACTTCTTAGAAGCGAACATGCCTAAGCTGCAAGAGGTTACAAACAGGCTGGGTGAATTATCCGATAAGGCTACCTATACAATGGCTGGAAGAGGGATGGACACATTAAGCCGTGAGCTTGGTCGCCCTGCTGATGAAGGTGCGGTTGCCCGTGCTGAATATATCGCAACAGTAGATAACGAGGTTTTGCCTCTTTTGCGTGACACATTCGGCGCAGCATTTACCGTAAAAGAGGGCGAATCTCTGCGGGCAACTCTTGGTGATGCGAATAAATCACCACAAGAGAAAAAAGCCGTTCTTAATGCGTTTATCAACCAGAAAAAGTCTCAGGTTCAAGCGCTCCAAAGACAAACTGGCCGACCACAGCAGCAACAGAATCCGCAAAGACAGCAAATGATCCAAACCCTTATGGGCGCTGGCGCATCTCCTGATGAAATTGAATCATACCTACGGGCGAGAGGTCTTTAATGGCTAAATCGCGTACTGAAAAATTAGCAGAAGAATTGGTCCGCTTTGGTCGTCAGGCCAAGCAAGGCGGAACATTGGGTTTTGCTGATGAAATTCAGGACGTTTTGGCTGCCGTTCCCGCAGCGGCACTGACAGACCTTTCATATAAAGATGCTCTGGCTATGGCCCGTGAGCTTTCGAGAGAGCAATTATCAGAAGATTGGCGGGAGTCTCCCGTTGTATCTGGTGCCGGTCAAATTGTTGGAGGTATTCCGCTTGGCTTTACAAAAGGCGGAAAGGCCGCAACTGATTGGATTCGCACTGGCGGTGCGTTATCCGGAGTCGGTAAAGGTGCGGCGGTGGGTGCTGGATTTGGTGGCGTTGCGGGCCTGGGTGCGGCAGATGATACGGTATCTGATCGTCTTGGCGGCTTCGGCATTGGTGCAGGGCTTGGTGGTGTGGTTGGCGGTCTTACTGCTCCGTTAGCCCGTCTGGGCTCTGATCAAGGTATTGATTACCGGAAAGTCACTAAAAGAACAGCCAAAGGATTCGATAATAAAGCACAACAGGAATTAGCCCGTCAGCTTTCCGCCCGGCCTGATTTGGCAGATCAACTCGCAAGAGCCGAGGGAATGAGCCAAGCGGCACAGAGAACGGGTATTCAATTGACCCTCCCAGAAATGATCGCGCAAAGTGGCAGCGACCCATTATTGGCTCAACAAGCAGTTTTGGGTTCAAATCCCATGACTGCTGGTCGTATGGCGCAAATGTATTCCGCACGTTCAGGGACACCACAGCAGACAGGACAGATTGAGCAATCATTGCTGAATCTTGCGCAAGGTCTTGACCCAAGCGTGGGATCTTACGATGAAGCGGCCCGTTCTTTGATCGGCGCGGGTAACGCTGCACAAGGCAGAATCACATCCGGCTTGGTAAATCAGGCTCGTCCTCTTTACGAGCAGGCATATCAGGAATCCATCCCGGCAGACGCGAATATCTTGCAAAATCCTCTAATTCAGAGCGCCCTTGAACGCGTTCGGAATAATCCTGTATTCGCTCAGGAAATTGGAAATTCCCCTGCTAATTCAATTCAAGCACTTGATGCCGTAAAACGCAGCCTTGATGATATGGCTGAAAGCGCATCCCGTCAGGGTAATCGCAATGAAGCCCGTTTAATCAGTCAGGCCAGAACAGAGCTTTTGGGCGCAATGGATCAAGCTTCCCCATCATATGGTCAGGCACGTTCAATTTACTCTGGAAACCCAGAAGCATTGCAAATGCGTGAATCAATCGGCGCACTGGCTGATATTGACCCAATGAATGCCAAAAGTGTTAACCGTGCTTTATTCGGCGGCACTCAGCAGAACGCAGAGATTGCGTCACAAGCATTGGGACAGAAAGCACCTACAGCGGCTGCGGCAAGAATTTATGAAGCCATGGACGTTGCCCGCGGTGATCCTACAACATTGGCCGGTCGTATCGCTCCAGACCAAAGAACAATGGACATGCTGCGCACCTATGCTGGTGGTAATCAAATAGACGAAACGCTGGATGTTATCAACCAAGCTAAATTGGGCGAAAGAATGCGCTACGGCAGCCCAACACAGCCGCGCATGGAAGCTGAAAAGAGCCTTGCGGGTTCCGCGCTAAACGCTGCTGTTGACGTAAAAACAGGAGGAACTACAGCTATTTTGCGCAAAGTCGCCAATATGTTTGGTCGTGGTAATGAACAAGTTGACCCTCAATTCTACTCGGATATGGCCGATTTAATGCTCACTGATCAGGGTATGGATTTATTGCGCCGCGTTGCGTCTGGTCAGCAAAATGCTATTCAGCAACTGCAACAGGTTGGTTTGCCGTCTTTGGCCATGGGGTCTATGGGCCGCGCGACAACATCCGCGCCTATCGCCCGCGCTGGTATCGGGGCTGTTGTAACGCCTCAACAAAGCGTTGCGTTCCAACAGCCACAACAAGACAGATTCAGCGAGTTTGACCGTATTCTGCAGCAGCAATATACGCCCCAACAGATGCAAAGATTTGATGAATTTGACAGATTATTGGGGGTTAGATAGATGTTTTCTTTTTCTAGCCAACTGCCTATCCGCATGACACCGTCTGCACTTTCTCCCATTCTTTCCATTGGGGGCGGTGTTTTCTGGGGTAAATTCATGACCCCGCTTGCAGTGTGTTTTGGCAGAATTTCGCGCACCATTAGCTTTTCCTCCAAGGGAAAGGCCGCATGTGTTGATATGCTTTTCTTGGGAGATTGCTTTTTCAATGCCCCATCCGAGATTAAGCCTACCGGAAATGGTGTTCCAGTGAACGCCAGTTTCTCTGCTGATCTCAGAAATGGTAAGAAGTTTTCCGTCAAACTCAACTCTGCGATTGCTGCGTCTATTGGTCGCTTGCTCAGATTTAGTGGCCCATCGACAATTTTCGGGGGAATATCCCTTGTTATTGTCCATTCGGTCTATAGAACATTTTTCTGGGCAATCACCCATATCTGCGTAAAATGCAGAAAAATCCTGCCATCTTTCACATACAGTTATGCCGCGACCGCCGTAGTAGTTGTAAAATTTATTATTGGGATTTTGGCATCTATCTTTCATTCCAGACCACATGATATAGATTTTGGTCCCCGCCATTCCATGACGGATATTGGCGGCGTTAACGGCCTTGATAGATTCTCTCGCCGTTTTCTGCCTCAGGCAGCCGCAAGAATTGGTTTTTCCGCCCCTTACATGGTCATTTCTAATTTCTTTTTGATTGCCGCACTCACATTGGTAAAGGGCGTAACCTTTTCGGCTGGATTTTTGCATAAACTTCAACATGACTTCTTCTCCTATTGCTTTGGAAGAATATCATGCCATATAATGGGAGATTAGTCAATTGCCTTTCAACGGAAGTGGTACCTTCGTTCGAGTCAGAAATTGGGTCCAAGACGCAACGGCGGGTATTCGCATCCGCGCGGACCGTCATGATTCGGAAGACGATAACTTCGCAAACGGTTTATCCCAATGTATTACAAAGGATGGCCAAACAACCCTAACGGCAAACCTTCCAATGGCAGGATTCCGTCATACAAACGCAGGTGCAGCGCAAAACGCTACCGAATACGCCAGATATGACCAAGTGCAATTGGGTAAAGCTGTTTGGGCGATTGCTGGTGGTACGGCCGACGCTCTTACGGCCCTGTATAGCCCAAACACAATGGCTCCAGTTGATGGCCAGCTTTACTGGGTTCGGGCTACGGCAGCGAATGCCACGACAACCCCGACATTCTCCCCGGATGCAGACACGCCCCGGGTCATCGTTAAATACGGCAATGACCCACTAGCTGCTGGTGATATTAACGGCGCGGGCCATGAACTTATTTTGCGTTATCGTGCATCTGACACGAAATATGAATTATTAAACCCATTCGTAAACACACCGCCAACACCAAATGCGGCTGCGATTTCAGTAAATAACGCTGGATTTACAGTTTTAACCGGCACAGATGTTCAGGCTGTTTTGGATTCCGCGGATGATTTCGCAGATTCCACAATCAATGGAAAAGGTCCGGCAGTTGTTGGCAATTCCAGAAATGTCAGAATGGTGCAGGCCACAGCTGCTGCAACGGCGACATTTACAGCTGATCAGATCGTTATGTTTGTAACACTGGGCGGCGCGTCTATCAAGAAAGACAGCTTCTCCCAAGTTTTGAACCTTGCCACGACTGGCGCGGGCGGCATGGACGTAGGTCTAGCCCCTGTTAGTGGGTATGTGTCTATCTATGCTATTTCACAGCCCAACGGCACCACGAACATCTTGGCTTGTAACGAAACAACCAGTAATGCGGAGATTTATTCTGGGGCAAATATGCCTTCTGGTTATACATATTCCGCACTTATTGGTGTTTATCCGACTGACGTAAGTAGATTTTTTGTTCAGGGCCAGCTTATAAATCGTTCTGTTTCCAGAAGCCCAGTAAACGTCAGAAGTACGGCAACAGGGAACGCAACAACCTTTACTGCGCAATCAATTTCGACAGCAGTTCCTTTGAAGGCAAAATTTTGCTCTGGTTCGATTGGGGCCGAATCAAACAATAACAACACATTCTGCGTTGCCGCAGATGCTAACGGTACTGGAGCGCAGTGCGTTTCCCTGCCAACCACACCAGTCGCTGGCGCATCAATCAATGGCTGGTCTATTGGGGCTGTTTGCGTCACTTTCGGCCCAGTTATGATAACAAGCCCACAGAATATCTTCTATGCGTCTGCATCGGCAACATATTCTGTAAGAATCCAAATTACTGGTTATGACTTTTAAAGGAGAATAAAATGACTACATATATGATTGGTCTTTCGCTGGAATGCGATTATGGAGTTTGGGCTAATTTGGAGCAAACTTCGATCATGCTCTATCTGACCGCTGGCGGCACGTATCAAATTTATGAAGTACAAACAGAGCTTTGGGAAGACGCTACAATCAATACGGGGATGCCTATTCGTCCATTCCAATTATCGCAATATCATACTGTTTGGGATGATGTAAATAATGAATGGGACGTTGATTACACTGCATTTACACCAGCCCTTGCGTTTGCGGTGAAGCTTCGCCGTGATCAGCTTCTGCAAACTGCGTCAAATGTTACCTTAACATACGATGTTGGCGGTCCAAATGAAGAAGTTCTAGGCGTTGAAACCAACGACAGAACCATGGAAGCAATTGGCCGTAAAAGCCGTCTTGCGCCCGTCAATAACGATGGTGGACCGGTTAAATTCAAGTTTGCAATTTACACGCCGGTAGATGGGAACGATGTGGGCTATAGAAGCGTTCCGACATCATTTATCCAAGAGATGGATTCCGCTCTTGATCACCGTCATCAGGTGCATTTCGATGCAGAGGAAAATGTCATGCAAGTCGTTCATGTAGCGACACCGTATGAATTTATCCAAGACGGTCTAGATGATCTCGAAGAATATGTAGCAAATAACTAATAAGGGGGTCGTAAATGACAAAATTTAAACCAGGCTCATTTTATGATGAAGTCGAAAACGCACCGGCTGGCGCTACGCCTCGTATTGGTGAGATTAAAACAGTCCGTGATTCACGAATTGTAGATGAAACCGCAGATCATGGCGGGTGGATTCTATGCAATAACCGAGTGTTGTTGCAGGCGGAATATCCAGAAGGGTTCTTGGCCCTTGGGATTTATTACAATCCCGGTACATCTGCCGATGACATGACGGAATTCGCTCTGCCATTCGATCACCTAGACGCAGGGGACCACTACCACAACTTTATTTATCTAGGAACACCAGTTTAAGGACATGCCTATGAAGAATTTCATTCTCGCACTTCTGCTAGTTTTTGTTTCAACCCATGCATATGCGGGCGGGAATGATCTTCTGATCAGTCAGCGAAATTCCGTTGATACGTCAAATGTAACCCGTTTATTGCCATTCCCGGGTGGGTCTGCCCACTCTGTCTTGGTGATGAACGGGTCAACGGTTTTACCTGTATCTGCCACATTGGATGGTGGGATCACCTTTGATGGGACGAAACTCACCACTTCTGCCATTCCACAGGCTAATGTCAGCGGTCTCGTAACTGACCTGTCTGGCAAGGTTGATAAAGTATCTGGTAAGGGACTTTCAACCGAGGACTTTTCATCCGAACTATTATCAAAATTAAATGGCATTGCATCTGGCGCAACCGCTAATGACACGGATGCAAATCTTAAAAACCGTTCCAATCATACTGGCACACAATCTGCCGATACGATTACAGACGGAACGACAAATAAAGCCTTTACTGCCACCGAGAAGACAAAGCTTTCAGGGATTGCTTCTGGGGCCACAGCAAACGACACAGACGCGAATTTAAAGGCGCGGGCCAACCATACCGGGACGCAGGCAATCAGCACCGTCAGCGGCCTACAAACGGCGTTGGATGCCATTACATCCCGTTTGGACGTACTGGAAGCCCGAAAAACCGCAATTGAGATCAGCAAACTAAAAATATATTCACTTACGACAAATGGAAGCGGTGAATTTAGCCAGTCAATTTCTGGTTTTACGGCTCCAAAGGCCATGGCTGCCGTGATTAGCAATTCATCAGCTGATACATATACTGCGGTCATTGGGACGGTTTCCACATCGTCAATTACTGGTCGAGTATTTAAAACAAAGACAACTGCTGTATTATTGGGTGGGACGATTGACCCAGATGAATTGGTCGGTTCTGGGGCCGCCGTTACCCTGATTGTCTATGATCCTTCGTAATAACAAATAGGTGAAGAATGGAAGCTGGGATTGTTGAGTTACTAAAGGGCGTACCTGTTGCAGCGGTCCTATTCTACTTTGCCACAAAGTTTCGTGAAGACAGCCTGGCGGCGCGTAAGCAATACAGCGAATTGGTTGATAAAACCATTGATGGATTCAGCAAACAAAGCGCCGAGGTCACTCAGGTTGTCGCAAGCAGCGTCCGTGTTATGGAGCGCGTGGAGAACAAATTAAATGAAAAGTCTTGATATTGAATCCCGCTTTAATGATGCGCTAAAACCTATTATAGTAGCAGCTAACGCTCATGCACAGATAACCGATAAACTGTGCAGAAAGATCGAGCTATCCAACGGGCAAATTTACCGGGCATTATCTGGGGTTTGTTCATACGAGGTGAAGAAATGAGCAATTTTAGCACTGCGGTTAATCTTATCCTTGACCATGAGGGAGGATATGTTAACGATCCTAAAGACCCCGGTGGAGAGACAAAATACGGAATTTCCAAACGCGCCTATCCAAACATAAATATTAAAGACCTGACCAAAGAACAGGCCAAGGATATTTATAAGAGGGATTATTGGGACAAGGTGCGCGGTGATTTTCTTCCTTTCCCCGTGGCAGTAGTCGCCTTTGATATTGCCGTTAATATGGGTGTCAAGGTCGCCATTAAAATGATGCAGGGGGCCGTTGATACTAAGCAGGATGGAATCCTCGGCGATAAGACAATTGCCGCCGTACAGTCAAATTCCAGCCATTATGTGGTAGAAAAAATGACTAACGGGCGCATTCAATATTATTCTGACCTTCCAACATTCCCAAGGTTTAAATCAGGGTGGATTCGACGGTCAGTAGAAACGCTGGTTTTTTCCTTAACCGCACACAGTAGGTTGAATGGATGATTTTTATTCTATGTATGGCATTTCTGGCTTCAATGTCCGGGGGGTCGTTTCCGGGGGCGCAATGGCTGAATAAGCGCGGCTCGGTCGATGAGCATGGAAAAGACAAGGGCGGCAAATTACCGTTTAACGGGACATGGATCCCGGAAATGCTTTTCTCCCTGCCGTTCGGGGTCTGTGCCAGCCTGTTTTATACCGATATTATCGCCGTTCTGATTGCGCTTGCGGCCGGGACAGCGTGGTCATACTTCTTTATGCAGCGCGGTCATGGCGTAGTTTTGCCGTGGGGTGATGAAGCCAAACCGGGGAATCAGACTCGAAGCCAGACACTTGATAAAATCACCGACCCTCTGGCAAAACTGTTCAAGATCCCCAAATGGAAAGATGATGGTTACAGCCGCACAATTGAATATTGCCGTCTATTTATGGCGGTTAAAGGGTTCCTGATTGGTTTACCAACTGGACCGGGGGCGGTTGTTCTAGCTGTCCTGTGGCCCCTATCTTATGAAATCGGGCATAGATTACGCCGTTACCCTATCGTTATACGCGGTAATCAGGTGGACCCTCATATTTTCACTGAATTACTCTCTGGTGTCGGTGCGGCGATTGCCATTCTCATGGTCATGAACGGAGTGTCGGGATGATTTTTAAATACTGGAAATTCATCGCCCCCGTAATTGCCGTTATTCTGCTCTCTGGTGCGTTCTGGTATCATGGGGAAGTAAGATACCAAAAGGGCGTAACAGACACACAGTCGGCAAACCTAGCCGCACAAAGCAAGGCCGCGGAGCAAGGAACAAAGGACGGGACCAACAATGAAAAGAAATTCAAAGCCATTCCTATTACCGATGTTGATGCTTACGGCCTTAAGCGTAACTGGGTGCGAAACACAGAAGACCGTTGATACATACTGTACTCGTTCAGGATTGATTTACTGGCATCTTGAAGACACGCCCGGCACGAAGCGTCAAATCGCAACCCATAACGAAACATTCGAGGGGACATGCCTGTAAACGACAATGATCCGGGCAACGTCATAAAACTTGAAACCAATCAAGATGTTTTGGTCTGCGAAAATTGCGACTGCATTGACTTCAACATGGTAAAATCAAGGGACCAGATTTTTATCTTTTGTGCAGATTGCAATGAGCAATATTAAACGAATCAAAATAGAAAAGCCGGAATCATGCGATGAAATAATTGCGGCCCTTCGCCATGCCCTTGAAATCGCCCACGATGTTCCGCTAGAATCCATCACTATTGATTTGCGTATCAGCCACAATACAGGCTGTACTCTGACCGCCAGTCAACCAGTCGGCTAAACTAAACCCCTATGCTAAAAAACATAGGGGTTCTTTCATTCTCTCCTATAGATAGTTAGACGGCAACAGGGCGACTAGGCATTTTCCTGTCAGTGGGCCAGATATGGTTTAATGTACACTCAACCGTATCTCTTACGCTTCCCGTCCAGTGAAGATGTGTTCTGGCTTCCCATCGTTACCTATTGGGACATCCCTCCGTGAAGGGATGTAGAAAGGCCATAGTCACACCTTCACAAGAAGGGTTGCCGAACCCATCGGGTCATTCTCCCGTATCTTATCTTTCAGTCCACACTTCGGCTTATAGTGAACTAAGGGTCCATAAGAAAGATTACTCAAAATCATACCCACCTTTGGCAAATCTTTCAATCATTATATTTATATCAAGCCCTAATACAGGTTGCACTCTAACGGCTCATAACGGCGAATGATAAAGTGATCGAAAATTCGCCTGTCCCCGTGTTCTGAAACAAATTTTTGCACGAAATCAAATTCACCTGAACGCCTAACCTTTTGGAAAAACCGGGAATGTTCCTGATTATTCAACTGTCCTGACCATCCTGTTTGACCGGTATGATAAAGAAGTTTATCACCGGGTTTTGACGTTGCGGTGTAGTTTTTAAGATCGTTGATATGAATCATTGGTTTGCTCCCATTTGATAGCCGAATATTGTTCTAATTCTCATTGTCCTGTGTTGTCGCCGCCTGCGCGGCTTTCGCATCTTCAAATTTCGCAATCTTCACGCCGTTCCAAAACGCAATTCCCTCAGCCGTGCCGTGCTTGTATTTCTCACGCGGCTGGAAGAATGTAGCCCCGGTGCGGTGAAAATCCTTGCCATCGCTGTATGCGTATTTGATATCTTCGTAGCTCATTTGGCCCCCACTAACGCTTCCAAAAACTCGCCTCCTGTAACCATCCATGTCAGCGCCAGGTGAATCCATAGCGGGAACGTGAACACGATAGGGGCTGTGATTAGTATGGTGCGGATCATTTCATTTCCCCCATAAATTCATCCTCTGACCGATTGCGATAAATAACATTCAAGACATTATCCTTAGCCGCCGTAAGATGTTTAAAATTAACTACATTAGCTTTTTTCAATTCTTTCTCTGCCACGTTTTGCAAATAACCAACAATCTCAGATAAGGTTGGCTCGGTCATTTGCTTTGGTTGTTTGAAATTGTAGATTTTCATTTCCTATCTCCTATTCCTAATCATGCCCCATGTATGGGGTGTTGTAAATCGTGAAAATGATGGTTTGGGAAGAAAGCAATAAAGTTACAAAGTTTCGTCAAATGCAGCTATAAATTCGGCTGCGACTTGCGGGACGATCGCGTTTCCAATGGCGCGAAGTTTAGCCACTCTTGCGGTAACCCCATGAGCCAGCAGGGGAATGCTGGGTTCAACGATCCTTTGTTTTCCGTCTGGGCAGTTGATCCAGGTTCCATCTTGCCAGTGCCCTGCGCCAGCATGGTCAAGCCGATCTGTTTTCCCATTGCCATTCTTCTCTGAATGCAGGGGTTCTGTATGCTGCCCCTGTCCCGATTGTCTGAGGAGTTCGGTGTTGGCCACATTGCTTTTGCTGCTGTCGCCAAGCAGGGGCCTTTGTTCCTCGCAAACTCCCGTTCCGCCCCTTCCTGCGTCCGTGTCGCCTTTTCCCCATCCGTTGACCGCGGTGTTGGCCAAAGAGCTTTCGATGCAATCCATACCGCATCTGCTAGACACGTTTGCGACCCGTTCTCTTTCATTTTCTGAGGATCTGTGCTGTTTTTGGTATGTTTGTTCGCGTTGGGAGTTGGCCACAAACCACAATCTGTCTCGCTTATGGGGCGCGCCGACACTGCAAGCTGGCAATACTGCTGACCCGCAGGCGTAACCTTCTGCTTCCAGCCCTTGATAAACATCATCAAGCCACCCGTGGGCAATCGCGCTGCTAACCTGTTCTCCAAAGATCGTTGCAGGGCGGCACTCGCGGATGAGTTCAAACCAGACTGGCCACAAATGGCGCTCGTCGGATTTTCCTTTCTGGTTTCCTGCGCTACTGAATGGCTGGCAAGGGCATGATCCGGTCCAAACAGGTCTATTTGCTGACCATCCTGCAAGTTCAAGGGCAAGGCTCCATCCTCCGATCCCGGCGAAGAAATGGCACTGGGTGTATCCTTTAAGGTCATCTGCTTTCACTTCCGTAATTGAGCGTTCATCAACATCACCGGGCGGGATCATTCCGCCGGATATAAGGTTTCGCAGCCATTGGGCGGCTTTGGGGTCGAATTCGTTGTAGTAATTCATCTTATCAACCTATTCCCCTGGCGAATCTTATCCATCACCCGTTTTCTCAGGTATCCATCCAGATCAATGCTTGGGTCAAAGTCACCATTAAACCAGTGGTAAACCGTCTTTCGGTCAACGCCCAAGTCCTTAGCCAGAGCTACCTTGAACTTCTGCCCGTAGATGTATTTTGCGGCTTCTGTGTGGTTCATAACTCCCCACCTTTCTGCGCTGCGGCGATCATGGCTTTGTAAATCAGCCTGCATTTCGCCATCGGTAATAATCCGGCCATGGTAGAATATTTGTGTCCACTTAGTTCCATTTCCTCAGTCGGCTCAATCGGGACCAGAACAAACCCGTCCGGAACCATTTTGTTGACGTTACCAATATGGTCGGCGCGGGTGTTCCATGATGCTATAGCGTCATCCCGCGTGTCACATTCTCTTGTCATGGCACCACAGTTATCACACTCACAGTATCTGTATTTCATGCATCTTGAATAATAAGCAAGAGGAAGTCCGTCATCATCTTTTGTCCCATCCTCTCCACAAAACGGGCAAGGCATCAGTTCAGTTTCGTTGGTCATTTTGATTCCTCATAATCAATCGCCCACTCAAAAAGGCTTTTCCAAAATTTATCCAAACACGCTTTGCATAAGCGCAATGTCCTGCGGTCGTACTTCTTGCATCGTTCGCAGTGCATCACACCCCCGTGACCTTGGCGATTGTCGGGGCGTGTTTTTCTAAAACAGAATTGCAAGCAACAATGATTTCAGGATTTAAACCTACCCTATTTTTAGATGCATATCCTTTAGCCAACGGCAGCGAGAGCGTCAGCATGTTAGACAAATCCCGAACAGCATCCTTCAAGTCCTGAATGTCCGCGCTGGTTGTCAGCCGCCCTGTGGCGTGTAGGTGGTCGAGTGACGCATCTACCCACTTGTATGGATGTTGAGCGTGGTTACATTGCGCCGATGCTGCACCGTGACACTCTGTTTTCAACCCCTCCAAGTCCGCCACAGGCTGCGGGGCGGTTAGGGCTGCGCGGATTGTTTCCATGACCTTATCAGCATCATCGCAGCCATCGAAAACAATAAGGTGCATTTGATCCAAAGCCCTCTGCGCGTCCTCGGTTGGTTGCTTCGTCCCTGCCCCTTTGCAGAAAGAACAATCAACCTCAACACACCGCATTTCATCACCAACGTAATCTGCTTCTGATCCTGTTCCTTTACAATATTGGCACTTATTGTCTTCAATAGGCTGCTTACCACCCCCGATCATGCCACGGCTGGCGAGGTGGTCTGCAATACGATCCAGCATCATAAAATCGCGTATGTATTGTTTATCTGAAATGCCGCTGCATCCATCTGGATATGCGATACCTCGCAACTCCATCTTCAACCCCTCCAAGTCCGCCACAGGCTGCGGGGCGGTTAGGGCTGCGCGGATTGTTGCCCCGTGTTTTCTTAAATCTCTAATTATACCATCCATGTCAGCTTTAAAAGCATCCACATTCATAGCAATAAGTTGTGGCGGTTCGTTCATCATATCCCGCATCATTGATACAGCTTCATCCATGATGTTGACTGCATCCAAAGCCGCCTGTTTATCCGCTGGCAATGGCTTTTGCCCGCAATGACCATTCATCCAGTTTTCAATGCCCGGTGATTTTGATACTGGCATCAGGCATGTTGGCTGATCGTATGGCGGGAAAACACCATTAGCATCTGACACATAAATGGCAGCCCCTATCTCTGGTCCAAACACATTCCCCATTGTACGCTCTGAAAACGAAGATAAGCTTTTCGGCCCCTCGACCCCATGCGCCGCTGCGGGTTGCGATTGAAGGGCGCGGAGGTGGTCGATGGCTTCCCTTGTATAAACAGTGTTGTTTGCACCAAGGCCTGTAAGCTGCATATTTGCCTTTTCCAGCGCATCAATCGCCAGCTTGATCGGGTCTTTTTCCATGCTATTTATTCCTTCCTTCTATTTCTTTTAAAATCTTCTTCTCAGTAACCTTCAGCTTCCTAACCATTTCCATCTGCCTGTGCCGATAATGCGCTGAAACATTCTCTGGCATGGATTTCTTAATCCTGGATCGAACGTCAATTAAGTGACCCTCTAATTCCCAAAGTTCTAGTTTTTTGATTTCAAACACTTTAAAAGCATCCTGTAAATTAAGCGGTAAAGTCTGATTGTGTTCATGCGATCACCCTACACCCCATTAACGGGGCATTCAAGGGTAAATGTTTGGGGGAGGGAAGAAAGAAATAAAATTACCTATTCTTGATGTTGTTTAGATTTTGGTGGGGGAAATATCGCCCAAAAGACCGTTAATCACTTCGTCCACACCTTTTCCCAAATTGTCATTAAGCATAGACTTGAAGAAAGCGGAATATATGGGATCAGTAAGGATATTTTCTTTATTAACGTCTGGATAACCATATTCTTTAAGATTGCGAACTCCGGCCGCCAGTATTTTATCTTCCATTTTCTCTCTCCTATAAAGCCCATTAGGGCGGTTGCGGGTTATTTAACCCTATAAACCTTGATTAAAACCATAAAGCGCGATCATTGATGCCTCTGCCCTATCTGCGTGTTTTTTAAGATCCCAATTCGATGCAAACCCCGGAGAAAAGGCCCAGCCATTTCATATCTCTCCCTCCGCTGCCCTCAACGCATAATAAACCGCGCGTTCGGTAATCCCGCAATGCTCGGCGATTTCATTCCTTGGTGGCATTTTCTTGCGGCGCTTGACGTATTTTACCACTTCCAGATTATACCGTGGGCGCGGGTCAACCAGTTCAGGGTCAACGATAAAAATCTTGCCTGTAATCAGGTTTCGCGCCGTTACGACTCCATTGTTTTTGTCCCGGCTGACATATTCGCAGGGCTGTGGTTTATTTTCATAGTAGAAAAACAGAGTGGTTCTCATTTATACCTCGAATTGAAATCAGGTTCAAAAAATCTCAACGCAAACAGCATCAACGCGCTTAACGATCTTCACATCATCAGAGGTCAGGTTTTTTTCTTTAACCCATTCCCGCGCCAGACGAACAGATTCATCATCTGGCGGGGAACAGGAGCAAACAACGAAGCCAGAAGGATAATTAGATGGGAATTTCTTCGTCTGCGACATCGACTACCTCGGCTTCAATAAATTCGCTTTCTTGTTCTGGCCCTGGATTTACGATCTGTGAAGCCTTGGTTTTTTTAGGCTCAGATTTTACCTGTGGTTCATTAACAGTAAACGATTCACTTTCGACAAATTCCTGATCCATGCTATCTAACGCTTTTTCCATTGCAGTTGATTTCGGGGCATATTTTAGGATATTGCGAATAGCTGCTTTACGCCAGAATTCTTCCCAATCCTTCCCCGTTGACGGGTTATAATTTCCGGCCTGTTTAGACCGTGTTGCGATCTGGTCGATCCGTTTTTTAGGGTATGCCCTAGCGATAACCTCTCCGGATTTTAGCTTAACAGTGGCCCAAACCAAAACAGGGTTGCCACGTTCCTGTGTCCAATTTGGTTTGTGCTTGAATTTCACTCCGTCCATTTCGTAAGACAATTCAAACTCATCGTTTTCATATACGACCTCTGAATTGATCGATTCAATTTCCCCGCTGTTTCTAGCCAGCTTAACAAGACCTTGAACCATCGGCTGATATTGGACTTGATCTCCATAAACAACCAAGGCGGCTTCCCGGTTATCCGGCATCAGTCCATCACCGGCAGATTTTTTTATCGCCATATACAGAGATTGACGATCAGCTTTTTCCAAACGGTCGCGCTGGACGTGAGTTTGTACCGCCATCTTTGCAGTAGCAATAAATCTGTCTGGGGCGATTCCTGTACCAGTTAAATCAGACCCAATGCTTGATTGCATTGTGTCCAGCGTTTTGCAAATTTGCCCTATTACGGTTAATTGCTGTTTTTGTTCGGTCATAATTTTTCCTTTTCTGTGGTGTTGTGGTTAAATTGGTGGGGGTGATGGAATTGCACCATCGTCCAGACGGTCCAGTAATTCATTTACGACACTTGGTCACCGCCAGCCGATCTCATATTACATTCAGCCATGAAACCCCCATAGGTTATTTTTTCTTAATTTCACTGATCGTCAATCTCTTAAAGCCAGACTTTTGTCCTATACGATCTCCGACCATATCTTGCGAGATAATCGTTCCTTCGTTCGGCTTAATATCTACAACACTAATCTTGTGTTTTTTAGTCCATGCATATTTCGCATTCCCAATCCTGTCCATAATTTCTGCATAGAATTTATCAGCGTTTTCTTTAGACTGTTTTTCGAGTTCTTTTTCAGCCTTATACATAGCAGCAAGTTCATTTAATCGCTCGTCCTCTGTGCCGTCTATCTGTCTTTCTGGGTCAAGATTAGGCGCGACTTTAGCAAGAATAGATTTATCTCTGCTGTAATCTACAGGAGGTGCGGAATCCATGCCCCAAAAATCTCTTACGGCATTTCGCATCGCTAAACCCATTTCAGAATCTCGATCACGATGAATATACTTTAGACTGCGCGTATCTGCTAAGAACGCGACCTGCAAAATAAATTCTGCTTCCGGCATCATTTCAAGCTCAACTTGTGCCTGAATTTCGTAGTGGACGGGAGCCTCGTCATCTTCATAGATGCGTTTGTACTCAGCGTATGACGTTGACTTAATTTCCATCAAACCCTTGTGTCCGTCAATTGTCACCCAATAATCGAAGCTGCTACCGATCCTATCGGTATCGCAATAGGCAAACAGTCTGCAAGGCTCAATTTTCCAGTCAGGGTTTTCCAGTTCGATCATCTGCACGATAACAGGTTCAACCAACTTACCGAACTGCACAAAATTATTTCCCGATAAATCTGTAGCAGGAATATTTCCTTTTTTTATGTGCCATAATTCAAAAGCGGTTAAATATGGCGATGATCCAAACAGGGCTGCAACCTCTGTGCTGGTGACGTATTTTTTACGTTTTTCCAGCCATGAGGTTTCGTCAGTTATTTCCATGTAGTTAATCATTTTGGTGGTGTCCTTCCTATTTACGTCATGAACGAAACTAGTCTATTCCGTTCAGCCTGTCAACACCATTTTGGATATATTTTAAAATATTTTCCCCATCATCGAAGAAAAACGCAATCCCGCCCCTGCCGTTGACGTGATTTATAAACTTTTCCTGCTGTTTTTCAGTTTCAGTTTTTACTCCCTTCCACCCCGGTTTTTTCCCCTCTCCGGCGAGGAAAACGGCAATTTCTTTACCGACCATTTCGGGGGTGATCGTTACCGTGGCATACCCTATTAAATCGCTGCTGCCATCAGCTGATAGCCCAGCGCGGGTTTTCTCCCCCGACATCGTGTAAAACATACCCCGATTATTCCGCCATAGCCTGTGACCGTGTTTACTGGCTTCCTGCTGCGCCTTAACAACCTCATCCGTTTCCGCCTTAGCCATGTTTCGACATCCTCCCAGCCATCACTCTCGCCGCCCATCCGACAGGGTTTTTATATCCTTTTCGTTTTCCTAGCGCGATTAAATCCTCCAGCGTTCCGGCCTGACCCTGTTCCGATTTTCGCGCCATTACTGCGGCTCGTTTTATCTCATCACGCTCTGCCTTCGATAGTTCGACCAGATCACCATCTACCTCGTCAATCTCTCGGCCTTTAATTTCGTAAACGTGTCCACAATCTGGGCAGATAGGCGTAGGTCGATGGATGCAGAAACACTCCCCGCACTGCTTGCTCGGCGGTGCGCGGTTTACAGATTTTTTACCCTGAACCCTGTCCTCTAGAGTCCAGTCTCGCTCATCATCTGGGAACCCGTGTTCTTTCCAGTTATTCACTCGGTCGAATAAAATCGCTGCTTCTGGTTTCACGCGCATCATACGGCCCCAAAACTGCATCTGTCCTGCCAGAGATTTCGATGGCTTCTGATCGTCCCCAGATTCAACGCATACGTCCATCCCGCTGGCTTGGGCGAGGTCAAAACCGAAATTCAACAAATCCGCAAACGTCAACACAGTCACCTCGCGCCGGGCATAGGCTTTCATTATCCGTGTCAATTCGTCTTTAGGCGTGTTTCCGTCAACGTGAACGGCTGTTATTCCTGCATCACGATACGACTCAGCCAAAATCTGGCTCCGGTTGATCGACACACACCGGGCAAGGTGCAGTTTTCCCATCGCGCTTTTTTTATAATCGGCAATCGCGTCTCCGATAATCGCTGTTTCATTCGCGGCAATGATTCCATCAATATCGGACTGGTTATATTCCCCACCAGATATTCTCGCCCTTTCAAAATCAAGACCTGTCCGGCCCCTGAAAAAACGGTATTTCGATAGGCGTTTATTTTCGATCAGCCAGCTAATGGATGGGCCACATACCATATCATCGTAATAACAGCCCAGACCCTTACCCGATAATTTCCAAGGGGTGGCGGACAGACCAATAACCCAAGCACCAGACTGTTTATAGTGTTCAATTACCGAAGTAAGGGCGGATTCCCCGTAATGGGTTTCGTCAAATATAACCAATTTCGCAGCTGGCAATCTATCCAACCGCCGCTCCATCGAATCGACCATCCCGATATGAACTCGGCTGTACGGATTAAACGTCTTACCCGCCGCTATGAAACTGTGATTTATTCCTGCTTCCTCGAAGGTTTCGCTGGTCTGCTCCATCAGCTGGCGGCGAGGTACAGTAAAAACGATTCCGTTACCCTTCGCCTGTGCCGCTTCGATCATATATTGAGCCACGCGCGTTTTACCAAACCCGGTCGCGGCCTGTAGCAAAACTGCTTTGTTCTGCTTCATGGACGACCGCAACCGAGCCAGAGTTTCCATCTGGTCTGGATAGAGAATCAGTCCGCTCATTCCTTGACCCACCCGTATTCTCGACTTCCGTCAACCCTTTTCCGGCTCTGGACAAATCCTAGGGAAACCATAATTTTACCGATAATCATCATATCGCGCTGGTTTCTGAGTGACTTCGTGACGCACAATTTTTCCCAAATATCTTGATTCGATACGAAGTTTCTGTTTCGGCATAACTCCTCAAGATCAGGTTTCCACGGGCTAATAATTTCACGGCTCTCCTGTTCCAGCCGCAATTTTTCCATAAATTTATTATCGAACCAAACCGGGAACCGCTGGCGGTATAATTCAACCGCCTCCGCCCATAGCTGTTCTTTATCTTTTTTCAGCGCGGAGAGGTCGATGGTCTTTCCAACTTTCACAGGTAAAAACCGCCTGTTTCCTGTCGGATCATCCATATAACCCTGAACCGGGTTGATCGTTCCCGCCATCACAAATTGACGTGGGAATCGGGAGGCTTCGTTCTTAAATTTAAGAACCAGCCGATCCTCCTGAATCGTGATCTGCTGTTTCAGGTTGTCAATATCGGCTTTTCTCATTCCAGCCATTTCAGCCAATTCGATAATCATCACACCCTGCAACTTCGGGATCGTTTTATCCGTACCGAGATCGCTAACCTTGATCGTATCGTCAAAATACGACCGGCCCCTGATTGTCGCCAATTCCCGGAGCATGGTTGACTTGCCAACGCCCTGTCCGCCCTCCAGCACAAGCACGTGGTCAAACTTCGTGCCCGGCTCGAATACCCTGTAAATCGCGGCGACCATCCATTTAGTCCCGACCTGTGCTAGATAGTCCAGATCCTCGGATTCGCATCCTGCATAATAGGATAGCCATCGATTCAGTCGCTCAACTCCATCCCATTTCAGAGATTTGAAATATTCCTGCGCCGGGTTCCTACGTTTTTTATTGATTACCGCCTCTAGGACCTTCCGAATCTCCCCCATTTTTAGAGTAATTCCCTGACGTTCTAGGCTCATCGTCAACCATGTAATATCCTCATCGGTGATCGGGCGCGGTTTAAAACTGTCTGGTTTTTCCCAATCAGGGCACTGGACGAGGATTTTCTCATGTGCGAATTCGTCATAGCAGAACATATCTTTAAACTTCGGGCTGTTTGCCAGAATCAACTGCACGTTATTCATCGACTTCGCGTTGAGTTTCCCCTCATCGTTAAAATTAAGTTTGGTTTTCCATTCTGGGTCAAAATCATCGTGATCGTCTGATTCGACATACATATTGATCTGCGAAAACGCTTCGTCTGAATACGCCTCGATTGGTGGAATGCTTTCCAACCAATCTAAAGGCGGGGAGTCGGAGTTACTGTAGGACACCACATCCAGAGAACACTCAACGACCCCCCTATCCATAGCTTGCGCTATGGAATTCTTAACATAATCTAATCCTTCTGAAACGTAAATATCGTTCCAATCCGTCCGGCGTTCTGGATCGTCATCAGGGACATCAACCGCGGCCACAAAACCGCCAATTTCCTGCGCTGCCTTTTCAGCGTTAATCATCCCGGCATTATATGCTGATCCGTCTGGCCTTTTACTCCATCGGTCATTATCGGCCGCCATCACGATCTGGGAATCGGGGTATTTTTCGCGCATGGTTTTCGCCACATCGGTCAGGTTCCCGGCGTTAAACGCCCAAACGCTGGCTTTCCCGGTAGCTTGAAATACCGCATCTGCGGTCGCATAACCCTCGCTTATATATAAAACGCTGGTATCGGACCCCATGCTGCCATACGCGCCCTGAATATCGCCGTCAGTCAGAAACCTCTTTTCGCCATTTTCAGCGATGAATTGAAGCGTGGTCAGCTTCCCATTTTTATAGGCAGGGACAACCAACGCCCCCTTATAAACCTTCGTTCCGCGCCCGGTGGCCTTTTTTCTGGTTAAATATGGGTGATCCTTACGCTCGGACTTTTCCCATATATATGCCGCCTTTTCCGCTGCCTTTTCAAATCCCTCCGCCTTTTCGCGTTGACGGCGTTTCTTTTCAGCCTCTCTCTTACGCGCATATTCACGGCGTTCTTCGTCTGTCAGCTTCCTGTTCGCCTTGCTGTGCCATGTGTGTTTTACACCCTCGCGCATATTCATAAACCATGCAGACGCGAAATCCTCTGATTCAACCCATAACTGACAGCGCCCGTTTCTGGTTCCGTTTTTATCGCCGGAAATCTGGAATCGGATGATTTTTCCGGTGGCCTGAATATCAGACTGACTCTCCGGATCGCAACCAGCAGCGCATAAGGCTTCTATGAACTCTTGGATTTTATCGCTCATTTTTTTTCATTCTCTGTTCGGTGTGGTGTCCTTGGGAAAGGATAATCCGCGATAAAATCCAGATCGTCAATAGGGATAAATAAAATTTAATGTATCCGTTTAATATAATTTAACACCTGATTTCTGTCCCTCAATCTGGCCCATACTCCGGCCCGTGTCCCGGACAGAGGGTAGGACACAAAAACGGGGACATTGATATGGAAACAGTCTGGCCTAGGACACGGGACGTTATTTAGGCCAGCTTTAGGCCACCTCAAACACCTTATTTTCTGCGGATTTTTATATTATTGTCCTACTGTCCTATCTATTTTCTATTAAAGATATAATATATAAAAAGAGGGGACAAATAGGTGAATGTCCCCGGTTTAGATCGTATATATATAGTTGGAGTGTTTTGGGTAGGCCAGACGGGCCAGCAGAATTTAAGTGGTGTTTCGATACATTCCGTTTTGTAATATCTGGCGAAGGCAATGGCCGTCATCGGAATTCCGGTGACGTAAACAAAGCAACAATATTACCCATTTTCTGATTGACCATAGGTCATTATTCCCCTATATTTATATTCATAGGGACGCAGCGTTCCGCCTAGCAAAAAAGGAAAAGATGATGATTGTTATTAGAAACCAAGAATTCTACGCGCCAGACGAAAACACAGAAATCTTGGCAAATAAAGATGGCCTTAAATATTTCTATCACACCGTTTCCCGTGTAGTTACTATTTGTGATGAGGAGGAAAATTGTATAATTATGCAAAAAGGCTTTGGATCTAAAAAATCTGATGCAGTTTCTTGGGTAGATTCTCAATAATGAAAATAAAATGGAGATTAATTTTTTGGGAGCTTCTTGATTGGGGCTTAAATAAATCATTAACAAATTAACCACCCCACGGGGCAACGAGAAGGATGAGATGATGGAATGGATTTTAATTATTTATGCTTTAATTGCCCCGATTGTAGCAATGGGGCAGATATACATTAACGGTCATCTCTATGGCGATAACTTCACTTGGGATTATTTAAGGCTCGGCGCTTTATGGCCTTTAGTTGTTTTGGGCTTTTATAAATAACCCCACACACACGAACATTGAAAGGATTAGGGATGGAAGTCTATGGAATGAGGCCAGTTAATAAAACAGCCGGAATTGTAACCTCTCAAAATGGGGTGACGAGCGATTTCAGACTTTCTGATAGGGAATCTTTAAAGGTTCTTGGTGAGCGTAAAAAATTCTTCATGGATGCTATTATATCCTTAAAAGAAGAAATAGGAATTGATCGCAGTCGGGAAGGTCTTGGCGCAAAAGCCAAATATCCTCATAGGATTTTGCGGCATCCTAAATTCAAGCAAATGAAATCTTTGAAGGAAAGTATTACAAAGCTGGATGCTGAAATTAAGGCCGTTAGGGATCGAATTAAATTAAATGGCCCTATTGAGACATTTGAGGAAAGTTTTGTAAATTATGTTAGGGAAAACCATAGCGAAGTTTATGCGAAGGCAAAAGATTACGCACTGAAATTAAAAAACACCCCCACCAACACAGATGGAGAATGAGATGGAGTATGCAGATCAGTTATGGGTTTATAACCGTAGTGGGAAGCTAGAAGTTCGTACAGAATCTATTGTGGTTGGAAATGTCCAATATACCCGCACAGACATTGCCCAATCGCTGGCCGATGCTTTGGGGAGGCTTTACAACGCTTGCCTTGATGACGCCTCACCAGCTAATTATCCGCACCCTAAAGGTTGTCCATTGGATGTAGCAGAAGCCGCCCTAGCCAATTATCGGAAGGGGGAGTAACTATGGACGAAACATACAACCTAAAGGTAAAAGTCCGCTTGAAAGGCTTTGACGGTGAAGTTGAATACGAAGTCCCAAGGATATTCGTTCAATATAACACGGACGGGAAGAAACTTGGTGAGGTCACAGAGCAAGCCATAAAGCTATACAAAGCCCTCTCCCCACCCCAAGCGCAGGAGGAATATAGGATGGAATGGACACAGGAAATGAAGGGAGCAGCCATGGCAGACGCATCCAAGGTATGCGAATTGACCGAACAACTCAACGCAGCCAATAAAGCGATTGTCGCGTTGAGTGAGGCTTTGGAGACAATTACAAATCATTCAGAAAATTGGCATAATTTTTCAACATCAAGAGATAAAGAAGTAATTTTGCAAGCCAGAGAAGCACTCGCAAGGTTTAAGGAGAAATCCACATGACCCCCAAGCAACTCCAAGCCATCCGCACCAAGATGGGGTAT